ATGCTTCGCTTCGTGTAGTTTCTTGTTCTCTTCATACTCCGAAATCGCGGCAAACCCCGCGTGAAGCTGCGCTTCGAGTTCCTTATCAACGAACACGTAGCCCGAGTGCAGTATGCGTTCGAGTTCATCCTGCAACGGGGTTACGTCCGCCTTACGGTATCTTTCCAAGGGAAACAGTTTGCAGTCGATCTGCTGCGTAGCCTTAGCCACTTGGCTCCGTGCTGCGGACTTTGCATCGTACAAGGCACTGACAAAATCGCTTTGCGTAAACTCTAGCACTTGCTTGGTAGTTAACGGACGTAGATGTTTTGCTGCGTTGGCAACACCCTTGGCTCTATGCAGGGCACTAGCCATGTGTTGTTTCGCCCCATAATTGAACTTGCCGTTGTGTATGTTGGGCGAGAACACCGCGTAACGCTGCGAATCGCGATTGGGCCTATAGTTCTCGTGCACTTGGCAGTAGCCGATATATCCCATGGCGTAGGTATCTTGTGGGCGATACACCCACATAGAATCCACAGTTCTCGGCGCGACTGAAATACCGCGAACTTTCTGCGTGAATTCGTGCGCCATATCCTGAGTTCCGAAATTCGGATAAATGGTGTCTTCCTGCCCGACAATTTCTTTTACGAGTTTGAGTGATAGTTGAGGCATAGTTGTTCTCCTTACTTCTGCATAAAGCCTAGTTGTTTATTGATGAACGAGTTGTAGCGCGAGCGTACTTTGGCTAAATCCTCCTTGGTTTTTACCGTTTGGGTTAGATACTCCCTGTGCCAATGCCACCCATCGGTGCAGTTCTTGGCGAAGAATACCCACAACGAAAGCCGCGCATCGTGTTGTTCGTCGCGCACGATACTGCGAGCCACAAGCGGCTCAGGTTGTAGCGCGGAGTAACGCAGCCTCTGCTTGTAGTGCGCGTATAGGTTGTTCATTTGTGTATTGTGGTAATCGTTGTCCACCAGAGGCAATAGCGGCGACATAGCCATGCCCCATTCGAAGAACTTCTTGATGTCGTCCTTGAACTTGGCCTTGAGGTCTTTGTTGACTTTTGCCGCTTCCGGCAAGCTGCATCCTGTACCCTCGACATGTTGCCACCCATCTTCGGTGCGTATGAACTTAACTGAGGAGTTGTCGTCCTGCGTTGTGGCCCACTTATTATACTGGCCCCCCAAGACGAACTTTTCGTACATATATTTCGGCACCGTTCTTGACTTGGCCATATAATAGTTAGTGTCGCCTATCTCGAGGAAGTGTTTTCCGTTGCGAATGCGGAACCACATATTCATTGGTGTATGCCGCCATAGGAAGTCGTACCTGCTGTTGTGCGCACCCGGACCGAAGCCATTACGCACGGTGACTTCTTCGGTGCCATTACGCTTCTTGCGCCACACGATAGGTGCATGCTTCTCCATGTTTGTGCTTGTCGGCGTGAAGCTCCCTGCAAAAGGCCAATACCCGAAATGCCCGTCACCGAAGTGATACCCATCGGACAAAGCGTAGCAGCTGCTGCTGATCTTCACGATACGTTCGTGCTTGCGGCGGCGATCACCAATAGGGCGGATGTCCCTGCCTTTGTTCTGCGCGCCACGCAGTGGGACGATGCTATCGTAGTGAGCCACTACCTCTGCAAAAGAACGATGATTTGTATGTGTTAACATTTTTAGTCTTCCTTGTGATATTAGTTTCGTTTAGGTTAGTTGGGTGGGTAGCTTCCATCTGCAAGATAAATCACCTCACCACGGGAATGGCGGTTGTTTACTTCGGAAGGCGTTGCTACCAAATGCGTCACATTCGATTTCAACGGCTACCCACATTATATTTATTCAAAAGATTATACCGACCGCGGCCATCAGAGCAACGCCACTGGCAAAGCCAAAGATAGCACCGACAAAGCCAGCGATCTCTATCTTCTTCTGTACTTCTTCTTCAGTCATCGCTACCCCCTAACAATCTTGAGATTGTTATTAGTTTATTCTTCAACTCCTTATTTTCTTTGCACGCTGCCTTATGTAGTTTCTCGAACCATGCTTCTCGCGCTCTTGTTCTTTTTAGTAAGTCCGCAAGATCGTTTATATTTTGTTTCTGGAAGGTATCAGAGTACTCAAACTTGAGAATACCTCCAGCGGCTTTGTATTCTGCAACCAGATCAACACGGCACAGACGTAAATCTCTGAGAGCCACTCTTCGGCACTCCGCTTTACTACCCGCTAGAAATTCTTCGCCAAGGTCATTGCGGTATGTCCAAACCCTAGTCTCTCTAGCATCACCACTTGCCTCGTGTCGCATGATCTTGCCACAAGTAACATTTTCGCTTTCTAAGCATTCAAGCATCGTCATCCCTTTCGATCCTACCTGCGCCGTTGCAGTTATCGCAATCCTGCGTTTTCGACTCAAAGTCGCCATGCCAAGTTGCACTTTGGCGCACCCAGACTTCGCGCTCGACTGTGCCTTCGCCATCACACTCGGGGCAGTTTATATATGTGGGCTTCTCCTGTAGACCCACAACGTAGTTTCCAATCCTGCTCATTCTGTTTGTCTCCTTGTCTAATTGCTCTTCCTTTAACTTACGGAAGCGGTTGGCGCGGCGTTTACTCTGCGCCACTCCACGCTGGTTAGTAATGTGCCTTGTTCTTTTGATGTGCATATCGTTACCTCACATATCCCTCGACTTTATGTGTACCGTTTTGCCTACGTCTGCGGTTTTGCCGCTATCCATGACACACCACAGCACAGGCATTGTCCACTGACCCCAGCCACCGAATAGATAGCCATCGGTCAGCACGATTGCAGCTTGCGCGTTTATGTTGTTGTCCCGAATGTAATCGGTGACACAGGTAACGTCAGTGCCGCCACCCCCTTCTGGTTTGGTAGATTGCACAAGTGTATCGAGTTCGTGCATGTCATACTTCTCGTCACGACATACACGGGTGTCCCAATACATCAGGCGTACAGCCTCGGGGTGTACCGCGTCACATATCTCTTTGACCTCGGTCAGAAACGCAGAGAGTTCGCGTTGTCCGATTGACCCAGACGTGTCGATCGCAACCACCAGTTCCCCGACTTGCTCACTGATACCGCTAGGCATATACATACCGCTGGACAAGTATCTGCGGTTGGGTCGGCGATAGGTAGAGTAGTCACTGCCTGTGCATGTAGTCTGCACAAACTCACGCAACACCTCGCGCCAGTTGACCTGTGGCTGTAGCAGCTCGGCTATGTCACGATCACCACCACTGCCCATCTTACCTGCAACCAACGCACCTTGGCGTACTGCCTCGTCGATCTCCCGTGCGAGTTCACGTTGTTCATCGGCGGTCATCTCTTCCGCGCCATCCCAATCGTGTTCGTCGAACGGTTGGCCACCATTAGGTAGTGACTCACTACCTTGCCCGCCGCCGTCACCCTCTTGGTCTTCACGTAACAAGTTGAACACCTGTGCTGTATCCATGCCGACATACTTGCGGTCATAGCACCCGCCTTCGAGAACGCCTGTCATCGTGGCGAACTTGTCCTTCGCGTTATCGTCCACGATCTTGAGGTTGATAACGAAGTCACACGCCACGTTCGCAAGTTGTGCGTCCTGTTTGTACAAGTGCTGCCACGTTGTCAGGTGCCGGAACAGTTTGTGGTACACCTCGTGCAACACCAAGAACCTAAGCTCGGCGTCGTTGAGTTGCTTCACAAACTCACGTCCGTACATCTCGTCACGTCCATTGGTACATGCGGTTGGTACGGACGGGTCGTCCACGATGCTGCGGTCCCCGATCATCAGCACACCGGCAAGCGCCGTGTACTTCGGGTTCCCCATGATGGAAACAACGGCTTTGGTAAGCCGTTGCTCCTCTGTTAGTTGGTTTAGCATAAGCATGTTGTTATCTCCCTAAGAGCTTATTGATGATACGTTCAAGAAGCGTAGGCCTCGGCTTCAAGAAGGTGTAGTCGAGATCGAGCGGATACGATGCCTCTTGGTAGAGGTTAGCCACAGGGGTCACTCCCTGCGCCACTTTCGGCTTTGTTTGCTTCTTAGCTTTACCCAACGAAAAGGCACGTTGTTGGCACGATGACTCGCTACGCCCCATTATAGATGCAATCTCGCGGTAAGTTGTACCTGCGTCACGCATTGTCGCGAGGACATTGTCCTCTTTATCTGTCCATCTTTTACCCATTGGTTTTCTCCTTGTTATGGGTTGCGGTTATAATCCTCACACCTTGTCTGCGGTGTAGAGGTGGTTATTCTTCATAGCCCATTCGGTGAACTTCTTGTTCGTCATCACCATGGACTGCTTGGAATACTTCGGTGAGCGTACACCGTTGGCGAACATAGCCTGCGCTTCGGTGTCGAGACGTGGCAGGTAGTCCATCCACGCGTTGAGCCAGTCTTTCTCCAACGCAGAAAGAGTTCTATACACAACCATACAGATAGCTGCTGCACTGTCAGGCACTTTGGCATTGACCGGATCGTCTTTGATCGACTGCAAGCTAGGCAGCTGGTCAGCTAACGACACGAACGCCATCAAGTCCATCGCACCACGATCACCAATTGTACCCATGAGGGCAGCGGTCAGTGTCACATCGTCAATCAAGTGTCGCTGCTTGAGTATGTCAGATGCAGAGTGCAGAGACCGAGATGTCACGAAGGCAGCGCGAGACTGCTTGGGGTGAAAGATGTACGGGTTCTCGTCGGGGTCTTTGACGTCTTCGTACGATGCACACAGCTGTGGATTGTCTTTGATCCAACCCAGCATACTGTGATCCCAACCATCGTTGATGCCGAACTCAATCAACGCCATGTGGTCAGTCTTCTTGATCTGCACCACAGTCATACGATTACGTGCGTGGGGTGGTAGCAGGTCGCCGACACCCTCGCCGCCTTTGTTCGTTGTGGCAAAGACAAGACTGTCGGGGTGTAGTGAGTAACTACCCACTTTACGTTCCAACATCAGACGCAGCATGGCGTTCTTCACGGCGGGGTTCGCCTTGCCATACTCGTCGAGCATCAGGATGATTGGCCCTTCGATATGCAGACCGAGTTCTTCGTGCGGGATCATACGCACACAGCCCTCTTCTTCGATAGACTGCATGGACGGGATCATAATATCGCCAAGGTCTTTGGTCGTACCATCAAAGTATATGGGCCGATGCGTGGGGAGTTGTTCTGCTAAGTTAGTGAGCATCGACGATTTGCCGTTACCCATGTCACCCTGTGCCAGTACGGTGCGCTTGCTGCCCACGGCTTTGATAAGATCGACACACTGGTCGAGTCTGAGTGCGTACATTTGTTGTGCTTGATTATCCATGTTCATGTTGTTCTCCAATTGCGTAGTGAGTCACTACTTATAAGGTTTCTTGTGCGACTTGGACTTCGTACCCAAGCTGCTTGATTAGGGCGATAGTCGGGTCTGTTAGTGTCACTGTCCCCGCTATCATCGCAAACATTTTACCCGCTCTACACACGGGGTACACGGCTCTGCTGCCGTAGTTGTTTGTGACCTTGACTGTGATATTCATGCTGTCCTCCAAACCCTAACTCCACCATCAGGGGTTGTTCTAGTTGTAGCTTTGAAGCCAATTATCCTAGCGTTCTGCAAAAGCTGGCACGCAAGCGTCCCGTGAACAACAAGGCTGTCGCCAACTTCCATGGACTCCATCGCAACTCGCAAATCTCCTTTTTTCCTCCCTCTTCCGCCTGTAGGCAGGGGCACATCCTTCTCAATTTTAAACATCATATATCCAAACTTGGCAGTGATTTGATCGCGGCGTCTACTGCCGCTTTGGTTTCGGCGCGGAAGGCATCGTCCTCACGCAGTCCATCCGGTGTGACGCCTGACATCGCAGCCTCTAGGCGGTCTGCCATCTGCGCCATCTGTGTTGATCCTGTCACGTTACACACACGAAGAAGTTCTATCATGTCGTTGACATTACCCACGAGGCTATCACGAAAGACTTTCTTGTCCTCTTTGCTGCTATAGTCTA